ACATTGGAGGTGTACGTTAAATTCGTTGAATGTTAAGAATTTTGATTTTCCAGAAGCGATATAGTGACCAGCATTGACTTTTTTAGGTGTAGGATTGTTACAAGATATACAAGGCTGTCCTTTGTCTCTTTTTCGTATATACTTATTAAATACTATTTGTGTAGACTTAAGTAAGTCTTGTACTGTCTCTAGCTTCTTTTTTTTCTCTTTCTTTTCTTTGTTTAATTTCTTAAAATACTGAGCCTTTAAGAACTCAAAGTACAAGTCATTACATTCGTCTTTAGTACAGTATTTTCTATTGAATTGTTTTGGTTCAAAAACATCCTTACAGTTCTTACATTTCATGTCTATTTAATTAAGTCCGTTATAGGTAATAATATACCTTTAGATGTATTGGAGTCACCTCCTTTTCTATCTCTATTAGTTCCGATGTACTTTCTACATAATGCTTTTAATTCTTCAGTAGTTATTAAGAACATTCTACTGTCACTAATAAAGTAACAATAGTAGTCAGCTTCACTCCTAGCTATCCCAGAACGATTACCTCTACTTTCGTACTCTATATATATGTTACCAGTCTCTAAAGCTCTTAAATCACGTTTAACTTCTATCTTTTTATTCTCTAATAAGTCAGCTAATAAAGTTTCTGCTACTTGACCTACTTTTAAGTCATATCTAAAGTCGTTATTGTACTCCATTATTTAAGTATTTCAATCATTTTTTTAATACTCAGATTATCCTTATTCTCATGTGCATATTTATATAAGTCTATCTGTTTGTTGTTACCTTCATACATGCGTTTTATAATCGATTTAATGCTCTTTTTAGCAGTCTTAGGTATATATGTATCATTATTACTCATATAGAGTCTGTAATAGTCTGTTCCTATTGCTAAAGAACCTATTCTTAATCCGTACATATATATCTTAAAGTGTACGTCTGTCTCCTTTTCAAATGTAATCATTGTGTTTTATTTAAAAGTTATCAAAGTCTAAGCTCCTATGAGCATTAAGATTGTTGGATGGTTTAACTTGTGGTTCTGCGAACTTCTTACTTCCGTCTATAAACTCATAGAATGCTCCTTGTTTTATATCGTACTGTAATGAGACAATACCTTGAGTACCTACTATTCTCGGTTTAGCTTTGTTTATCTTAATGTCTGTTATAGTAGAACCGAATTCTCTGTGAACTATAATGATACTTTTACCATTGTTTGCCCATTCTGAACCCCCTTTTAAGTCATGCATATCTGGCATCTGTGTTTTTCCCTCTACTTTCTTACCGCTTTTTGGATGTATAATAGTATGAAAGTGTAGATTGTTTCTCTCCGCTAATTCATTCCTAAAGCTCAAAGTATCCTCTAGCCATTGGTCATAACGTAATAAACCTACATCATGCTTCATGTAATTCCAGCTATCAATAACAGCTGAGAATATACCTAACTCTTTTTGGTTATCTACTGAGAACTGCCAAAACTCTTTAGGAGTTAATGCTTTAGAATTGTTACTTGTTTCTGGGTCTAGTATCTTGAAATACTCCAAGACTAATGGTAGATAGTGATTAAGCTCCTCCTCAGTAACTCTATTTTCAATGATTTGTTTATTACCTTCTGAATCTATATAGAACTCTTCAAATTGCTTACCAGACATCTTATGGATTAACTTACCTATGACCTCTTCAATAGTACCAGCATCTGGCATATGTATCAAATGCTTATGTCTATAATGCCTAGAACAGAATTTTAAAGAATCCAAAAGAACTTCCGTCTTTCCACTTCCAGGTAATCCAGACCAGTCAGTACAGCCTCCTTCTTTTATCGAATATAAAGAACCTAAGCCTTTAAAACCTAAATAGAATGTGTTACCACCTCCGTTATGGTAATAGTCTCTTAGACGTTCTTTAATTGAATCCTCTTTTATTATGTCCATCTTATCCTTGTGATTTAGCTTCGTTATTTAACCTCTTCATTCTTTGCTCTATAGTCTCTACTATAGGTTCTTCTGGTTGTTTATATCTCTCTTTAAGATATTTAACCGTATTGGTTAAGGTAGATTTCCAGTTCTGTATCTTATGTAAACCATCCTTTCTTGTAATACTCCAATCATTATCAATCCAAGCATAATACTTTAAAGTTACATCATCTGGAGATACATTTGGTTTTCTCTCTACTGCATGAGCTACAAACTCTTCTAATGTAGGTATCTCTACTTCCTTAGATAACCTAGTAGGTTTTTTAGGTTTACTAATTAACCCAGTAGGTTTTTTAGGTTCTTGAGCTTTTGGTCGACCTCCTAACTTACCATTCTCCTTACTTCTAGTGCTTCTGTGTTCCCACTTTTTAAGGTCTCTTTTCAATGATTGCTTAACTGGTTCGAAAGCTATTTCTATAAGTAAGTTATCTGTAGATGGGTTTAAGTCGTTTACATACCTTAGATAGTGCTTGAAGAACTCTCCAGCTGTCTTATCATCCATCTTCTCGATTGTATGTATAATATCACAATGTAGTAAAACTGATTTCTTGTTTTGTGCCATGTTTATATATTTTGATTGGTTAGTAATTTACTATCTTGGTTCGCTAATATCTGAAACATTACTGTTGAAAAGTTGACTCCTACATTACTTTGACCTATTGGAAACAATGAACGAAGCTCATGAGTAAGCTCTATGAATAACTCGTCCCTCTTCAATAACTTATATTGGTTCAATCCGTTTATAACTGAGCTATGGTCTCTGTCTATTTCTCTACCTATTTCTTCTAGTGTATGTCCTAAATCTCTAAGGTATGAACAGATGTAAAATCTACTCCATGCTTTTACTTGCTTTTTATTACTACTTTTTAAATCATTCTCATTAATGTATCTTCTTATTAGTTCCATATTTCTAGTTGTTTAGGTTTTAATTGTTCTCTTATATTTTCTGCTATCTCATTAAAAGTACTTGGTTCTGGTATTACTGAACTCTGAACTCTAGGTTTATACACATTCTCTACCTCTTCTACTTTGTGTTTATTAAATGCTTTCTCTATCTTATCTAAAATATTCATATGTTAATGTTATTATAAGTATTAATAATAGGATTAGTAACGTAAGGTTATCTAGACTACTAACATTTCTAGCCATCTTGTTCTGTTGTTTTTATTGCTACATTATCGCACTCATGAACTATAGAGTTGTAAAGCTCATCAGATAAGCCAAAAGATGATTTAAGATGTTCTATTGAACAGCCATTAATAGCTAAGTCTTCCGCTCTATATTCTTTTACTTCTTGGTCATCTTCATAACCAGTAATATCAAAAGTATTAAGCTCGAATTCAACGTATATCTTGTTATCATATTCATCACAAACATAAACGTCTGAAGCATCCTCTTGTACCTCTAAATCTACTGAGTCATTCACGTCATGAGATTTTACCATGTAATTGGTGTTAGATGCTTTTAATACTGCTAGGTCATAGTTTGAAAAGTACTCACCGTTAACTGAAAAAATTGTTGTCATAATATTGTTTTTTTTTGTAAATGTAATTCTATTGTTTTGATTATGCAAATGTTTCTTAAATTATTTTATTTGACAGTCCATTATCATGTCCATCTTTAATCCAGAGATATTGAATTCTAATTCAGCTTTCTCTAATGCTTTCCAGTAGTTTGCATCTCTTACTGGAGAGATATTAGGATGGTTACAATTACATTCTTTTCTTACTTGTGTAATAGCTTTGTCTAATCTTGTTGAGTAATTTGATAATTTGTTCATTTTGTTTGTTTTTATTTGTTGTTGTTATTTATTTAAATTATGGGGGAATTTCACCCCCTTGTTTTATTAATCGTATTTATCTTCGTGAACAGACTTTTTAACACCTCGAAGAGTATTATTTGTATAGCTTGAAATATTAAATGTATCTGAATTTAAGTAATTCTTAACTATGATGTATTCAAAAGAGTTACCATCATATTTTTTTCTGTTATCACTTATAAAACTGCCCTTTGGCATTCTTAACACATTAACATTAACCTCTTTGTTGCTATAAAATAATGTTGTATCATAAACAACTTTAGCACCTATTGAAAATAACTCTTTAATATCGTTTGAAAACTTCATAATAATTAATTTAGTTGTTGTTGTTATCTGAGACCAAATATATATAATCACTTTTAACTGGCAATGGAAAAATCAAACTTTTTTTAAAAAAAAATGAAATTAATTCGTAAGTGACTGATAATCAGTAAAATTATTTTGCAAAAAAAAACCGCCTAAATTAATAGAACGGTCTTTTTATTAGATTTTTGTTGTTTATTATAACTTCATTGGTTCGTTAATTGCATGTTCTCCATTAAAGATAACAGCGCATCCGATAGCTGGTTTTTTAAAGTTTTTGCCGTATGCCATCGCATATGAGGCATTATTTACACCACAGCCGACAGCACAGCCAAACACCTTGTAATTAGCTCCAACTACGAACTCTGTAAACATCTCAGTATGTCTATGACCTTGTACTGTCGACATCATATCATCTTTGGCTTTCTTTGTAGCTCTTCCAGATTCACCATGAATGTACTGTACATTATCATGAACAAACCTAGTCCCGAAAGTCCAATTAGGAGTTTCTAACACTTCTTCTAGTTTCTTAATCCATCTAACACTTACACCAGATGCGAATGCTTTACGCGTGATAATTCTGTCATGATTTCCTATACATACTTCAGCTTTAGGAAATGCCTTATACCATTTCGCTATTGCTTTTATGCTTAAGCCTAACTCGTCTCCAGCAGAAAGTCCGTCTGGGTCTTGTTCGTGAAAAGAACTAGCATGTGAGTCTATGACGTCTCCTATAAATATAACTTGATTACAATTGTGTTTAGCATAAACCTCTTTACAATGCTCTAAATAACCATCTAAGCAGAAAGGTTCATGTAAATCCCCTATTACGAGAATTCTACTCTCTTTCTTTGTTAATGCTTCGTAAGCTTTCTTTACGTTACCTCTTAATCTTGGTCTAAAATCTGATTTCTTACTCATTCTTTTGTTTAGTTTTAATTAATATACAGCAAATATAAAGCAAAATAAAACTACTAAACAAATATTTTTAATAAAAACTTTAAAGTTAATCCAATTACTAGTCCAGATATTAACCAAATATACCAAGTAGAACGTCTTGTTTCTCTCCTTGTTATATATCTATCTGTTCTATTGTCGTTTTTTAAGCTCTTATAAGCATTATCTAAACTGTCTGAGTAGATTCGTCTAAACATTTTTAAACTGTCCTTAAAACGTCTATTATCAAATCTAACCTTCCATCTAGTTTCTATGATTGGTTCTGGACAGTCTACATCTATAAGTCTTGTTATTATAGAATCTTTACCGTTTATAGTTATTATGTCTGTTGTTTCTATTGTTTTGGTAATAGTATCCATTTTTAAACCTTTATCTATAGCTTTGTTAAAGTGATGAGTTGCCGAACAACTAGATAGTAACATGATAATTATTATGTATCTCATTATTTTATTTTTATTATACCCTCAAATATCGCTCTAGCTATTCTGTCTTGTTCTGTCATTAGTATTTTACATTCTCTCTCATTGGTCATGAAAGCACATTCTATAAGAACTGCTGGACAATGTGTCTTTTTAACCATCCAGAAACCAGCTTCTTTATGACCTCTCATTCTAAATTCAGTCATTTCCTTAAGATACTCCTTTGAGATAGTTCTAGCTATTTCATCTGAACGTGTTTGACCTCTCGATGTGTAGATAGAAAAACCATTAGCAGACTCTTTGCTGAATCCGTTAGCATGAATAGATATAAGTATAGCATCTTTGCGTTCTTTGTATATCTTGTTTATTCTTTTGCTTCTCTCGTATAATGGTATATCTTCAAGCTCTGGAACTATTACCTCGCATTCTATACCATGAACATAACATAAGTGATATAGTCTGTCTGTTATCTCTCTATTGAATACACCTTCAAATAGCTGTGAACCATCCGACCAAATAGGTGAACGTTTTCCAGATGTTTGATATACTCCATCTATAACACCTCCATGTCCGTTATCTAATAATATCATCATAAGTCCTCTCCGTTTTTAACTTTTTTCTTTATGTCTTTAATTTTGTTTATTGAGCTTACTACTTTATTAATAAAGCTCCATTTTTTTACAGCCTTGAAATTTTCATCTATAGAAGCTACTTCTATTGAAATCAAAACTAAGGCTATTATCTTAGTGCTTATAAATTCTACACTAACTATTATTGTAGTTAATTCATTTACTATAAAATAATCTGATGTATATATAAGCATAACAGCACCACAATAGCTTAATAGCTTAGGTACTAGTCCATGTCTTGCTTTTTTAGATGTTACCTTCTCATTTAGCTTTTTAGCTCTCCATATGCCAGATAAAGTATCTACAATAGTAGCTAATGCCACACATACTATAATACCTTTAATTGGGGAAAAGAATACTAAAAATACTTTCAAGACTAGCAGTAAATTACTAGTTAAATATTCTCTCATTTTTTCTTTTTGTTGTCTAAGTATTCCTTGAGTTTTAATATGTTCTGTTCTTTTGGTTTATAAACTTTTATCATAGCTCTAGATTATCGTATTTAAGCCTATCCTCTTCAGTCCTATAATCTAAAACCCATCCAGATGTAAAGGCTTGTTTATTAGGTCTCATATCCTCCTCAGTATTATTATCATACTCTGGGAATAATTCTCCATATTTACACATGTATTTAACAAATCGCTGTACATAGTGTTCTGATATATCTCTCTCCTTTTCTACTAAGTAATCTATCTCTTCCTTATCTACTGTCTGAGCATTCTCTGAGTTCTTTTTGTATACTCCAGAATTAGCTATAGAATAAGCAGCAAATGGTAGATATTCAACCATACTCTTGTGTATTAAAATCTTCTTAATATGGTTATTTACTAGAGCTAAATAGTCTCCAGATAAAGTACCAGCTACTATATCAGCACTAATCTTCTCGAATAGGTTACTTCCTAGAATAGACTGGACATGTATATCTTGAGCTACAACTACAAACTGCAAGAACTTGTCTTTATCAGTTGATGCGTTAAGAGCTGTAAATTTAGGTATGTCTTCTAATGATATAAATAAAGGATTCATTGTTTAGTGTTTAAATTTGTTTATTGTACGTCTGAAGGTAGATTAGGGTTATTAGGACTAAATCCTTTTAACGGCATATTATTTGGTAGCTTATTAACTTTGCTGTCATTGTTTACTACATAACCATATTTACCTTGAGCTTGTGTAGGTGATACATTACCACCATTTCCTTTTGTATTGGCTTTAGGTGATTTTACATCTATACTTGAAGCTGATTTAGCTAAGTACGTGAGTCTCTGCCATTTATGATGGCATCTAGCACCGCCTTTGTATAACCAAATGCTATAATTGTCAGCTCCAGCCTCACCGAATCCAGCATTAACAGATGCAGAACCCATGTTTATAATATCTTCCTTACGATAAATCTTATTAGCTGACATCATAGACTTACAGAAACCTCGTTCTGGGTTAGGGTTACCTACATATTTGTATCTAGTTTTAAAATATAAATCTCCTACTTGTTTATCTTGTGAGCTTTTAGAATTGCTTCTAGCAGTTCCAGTAGATACAAAGTTCCATATTTTAGATAATGTAGTTTCCTTCTTATTAGAAAGCTCCTCCTCCCATTGTTTTACTTGAGAATCAAAATCATCCTCTAGGTCATAATCTACCTCTCTTGAGTCTATAAGCTCCCATTCTGAGTCTTCATCTTCTCCGAACTGGTTAACTAAATAATCGTATTGTTTAGACATCTTAACAGCTTCTTCTTTTTGAGCTTCTTCTTTTGCTTGTTTCTTCTCTTCTACTGAGTCTAACAAGTTAAGCCTCTTGAAATATAAATCCAAAGAAAAACCATTAAAAGCTAGGTACTCTTCTATACGTTCTAATATAGCATCTTGAAACGGCAGTATACTTTGATTATAAAAAACCTTTGTAGCTACCTCTATTTCGTCTGCATTACTTGAAAAACCATGATTCTCTGTAGTTATTCCAACAATCATTGGAGATATAACTGTATGAGCATTTAATATCTTAGATTGACATTCATTGGATAACTGAGTAAATCTCTCACTAGCATTATCTAGAGATATGTCTTCTATTGTAGTCTTACTTTCTTGGTTAGCATTAAAAGCTATAATAACCTTATCACCTTTAGCACCAGTTAATTTACCCTTTACTTGGTTAGATATTTGTCTCTGAGCTTCCTCATCTGGAATACCATTGTTAAAGTTAACTACCTTAGTACCAGAAAATCCTTGTTGTACATCTGTTATAAGGTAATCAGAAATCTCTTCTTCTAGTACTGCGTAAGGTATACCACCATGCCAATCTACATCATTGTAGTATTTCATGTCTACAGAATCAAACTTAACTACGTCTAACTCAATAGCCTCTTTACTTGTTCCGAAAGCTGGAATAGGTCTAGGAGGATTTTTTCTTACATCTTCCCAATTATCAGAATAGAAATATGTATCTATAACTCCCTCTTCGTTACATTTACCAGCTCTTATTAATCGAGTTGGTAAGTAATCAATCTTAATTATTTTAGTATGGTTTTTATTGTAAAGTACTTGAAAGTATCCAGCTCCTAACATTTTAAAGTTTAAAGCTAACCCTCTTAATACTTTAGGTGATACCATAGCCTTTAATGAAGCATACTCATTTGGCTTTTTATTAGAATTTAATGCATCTATACCTCTTCCGTAAATAAGTCTCGCTACGTTGTTTATAATGGCATTAGAAGTAGTACTATTCTTATATCTCTGAATTAAGAACTCATAATAATCATTCTTTTTACCATATTCTACCCAGTCTTTAGTCGTAGATTCTACAACCTCTGGCTTTTCATATGTAGCCAATTCTAAAATGTGTACGTTTTTTTCCATTATAAAATAATAAAGTCATTATCTGAAGACGTTTCTGTATAGTCTCCGTTATTAATCGAGTAGTTGTTTATATCTTGATTTGTGCAAAATATTCTACCCTTGTATACGATATCAGAATCATTCATAATATCGAAGGAATACTGTCTACCTTCCTTTAAGTTAAATATTCCACTCACTACCATGTAGTAAGAATAAAAAGAAGGTGTAAAAGAGATAGAATCAGAACCCTCAGAACCCTTAATTACTATACTTGTAGCTTCATTAGCTCTTGGTATAATTTTAAATTCTTGTGTTGTAGATGTTTCCCTTAGTATAATCATACTTAATTAACGATTAAAAGTTCGTATTGTTTAATACAAAAAAAACCCTCACTAATTAAAGTAAGGGTTCTTTATAATAAAGTTGTTTAGATTAAGAAACAATAGTTAATCCTAAAGTAACTAGACCAGCTTCGTCTGTTGCATCCATGAAAGGAGCAGGAGTGCGCTCCATTGCGCTAAGGGTAAGACTGTATCCCGTTAAATCAGCCATTGTCGTCCCAGTAGAAATAGCCATAGTAGCTAATTCAACACCGTGCTCTTCACCCATGAAGAAATAGTTTCCGTTGTAATCTTCAACGATAACTCTTGGTCTTCCGTAAGAAAGCATCTTTAACTCCTTGTGAGTTGTTGCATTTTGAGATTTAAGAACTGCTGTAAGAGTTTGCTCTACTGCTGTTGTTCCATTGTCTCTAGACGTCGTAACCGTTTGCTCTAGGTTATTTTGTCCTTTTAATTCGTATCTGAAAGCATTGATTGTTGAAGCACCAGTAATAGAAGAAACTCGCTCTTCTGAATCTAGAGTAACAGATGTAATATCTGCATAATTCACTAGATACATTCTACGAAGCCCACCAACTTGGTCTTTACATAATTCAGCTCTTCCAGCTGTAAGGTCACATGACATATGTATTTTTTTTTAAGTGTTTATAAAAAAAGGGATGGCACTTTACCACCCCTCTTAAATTAGTTAATTATTAATCTTATGTAGTAGTTAAGTACCAGATGATTTCAGATGGGTTAACGTACTGAACACCAGCAGTATAAACCATTTTAAAACGAACCATTCCAGTCAAATCGCTCTCATCCATGTCTTTGATACGGATTTCATTGTGGTCTGCCATCAGACCAGTAGCGAAATAAAGGTTTTTAACTTGGTATACTACGAAAGTATTGTCAGCTAAACCGTTAATTACTTCTAATTTGTAGTTACCATAACGTAACTCAATATCAGCACCTCCTAAACCGTTAGAAATACCAGCAGAAACTAATGCTTGTTGGTAAGCTAAAGCGATATCGTTAGATACTCCGATAACTAAATCAGACTTTCTTCTTAGAGAAACTGGGATAGCATTAAGAACTTTCTCAATCTCAGCAACAACGTTTGATTTATCAACCGCAGCACCTAAAGATGTGATTCCGTTTCCAGCTTTAATGATTCCAGCATCAGCTGCAAACAAAGTAGTGAATCCGTCAAAAGAACCATCGTTAGTAGCATCACCTTGCCAGATATCAGCATCAGTAGCCTCAGCAGTATCTCCTAAGATTTCGTTCAATAAAGCCGCTTCAACGTCTTTTGGTAAGTTATCATTATGAGCAGAGAATCCCATAGAAGCTGAAGACCATATTTGTCTCAAATCTTCTTTACAGATTTCTTGTTCGTTTTTAAGTTTCTTAGGTGTAAGCAATTTCTCAGAAAGTGTTACAGCTCCTTCTGGAGTAAAACCACAAGAGTAGTTAGTACGTCCGTTAGCATAAGAAATCTTACGTAGAGATACTTGAAAATCTACGTCTGGAAGAACTGTTACTAAGTTCTTTCCGATTGTGTCAGCTTCTTTGAAAGATGCTCCTACAATCTCTCCAGCTACTTGTCCTACGTAGTTAGAGTTTACTGTTAAATTTGTTGCCATTTTTTTTGTTTATTTGTTTAATTAATTTGTTACTATTTTCTGTTGTTTAGGAATCCTAATAAAGATTTAGCTTCTGATTTGAATTCTACTTTACCAGCTTCTGGATTAGGTACAATTGCTTTTACTTCTGCTAACTCTACTCCTGGAGTTTCCTCTACGATGTCCTCAGATACCTCTACGGTCTCTTCTACTGCATCTTCTACCTTTTCTGATGTAGATAGTTCAGCTTTAAAAGTTTCGAGCTTAGAATCGATTAAAGAGCTAACCGCTTCAAGAATGTCACTTGAGAAAAATGATTCTTTTGAAACTGACTCAATAATTTTCTTAGGTGTAGCTGGTGTAGAATCTGTTGATTCTGATGCTGCTACTTCCTCTTCTACCTCTGGAGCTACCTCCTCTTCTTTCTCTTCCTCTTCTTTTTTATCTTCGATTGAAGCTATAACTCCTTCCTCAGAGACTGTAAGAACTTTCCCATCTTCAAGAATGTACTCACCTTCTGGTAAAGCAATTTTTTGGTCGTCTTCAGTTACGATAACTACAGATTCACCAGCTTCAAAGTTCTCAGACTCGATAATCGTTACTCCATCCTCAAGCTTCATTGTCGCCAATTTCACCTCCATTCCAAGAGCTGTTCTGATAGCTTCTAAAGTTTTACTTGTGTTGTTCATGTTGTTGTTTTTGTTGTTTATGGTTTCGTTTGATTAATTAACGAATTCCAATTCAGCTTGTTTTGAATTTATATAATCCCATAAAAACCAAATCCAAAAAAGGAAAGGGTAGGGTTAGGTTTAAGTTTATTATTCTTAACACTTACACTTACACTTACACTTACACTAACACTAACACTATCAGGTTTTCTGGGTTTTAAAATAACCCACTAGGTTTTCTAGGTTATTAAATAACCCACTGGGTTTTCTAGGTTTTCTTCCGCTCATAGCAAGGGATACAGAGCATAAATAAGTGTAAAAACATACATAAAAAGTACTAGTTTTAAAAAAGTGAAATATTGAATTTTGCGAAAATAGAGTATATTTAAGTATGTGTAAGTATGTGTAAAAAGTAATATTATGTTAAATAGAAATGTAAAAAAAGAGTAAAAAACATACTTATTTTAAGTGTAAAAATGTAACATTAGTGGAGTAAAATGACTCTAATTTTGACAATAATTGACCTATATAAACAAAAAAAAGACCCTAAAAAATTAATTTTAAGGTCTAATTTTTAATTTAAAAAATATAAATTAAGGAGCATCACTTACTAAGTCTGAAGTAGAAAAATTGTAACCAACTAGGTGAGCTGTTCCAATTAAATCAGAAATTGTAGTAGTAGAAGTTTCTATTTCGTAATAGTGAGAAGGAGCTAAATAATTAGTATTTAAAAGACCTACTCCCGCAGATAAAACACTAATATCTTGAGTAACTCCACTATTATATAAGCCAGATATATTACTAGATTGGTCAGAATTCCATACAGCTAATTGATTCAATAACAAGTCTTTAGGATAGTTCCCAGAAACATATTTACCAAATCTGAAGTTTTGACCTACTATAGAACCAGACCAACCATAATTCTGATGACTATTAGTAACACTAGCTAAAACACCATTTACAAATATCTTAAACCTTCCGTAATAACTAGACAAAGAACCAGAAGCTGCTCCAGTAGTACCACCGTCATAAGTTACTAGAACGTGATTCCAGTTAGTGTCTATAACTGATGCTGTACCAGTTTGAACTTGTATTTGGTTATTATTACTCCCGTACTTTAGTCGTATTCTTCCATTACTAATCAATCTTATTTCTATATGTCCATTATTAGTAGTGTCATTATGACCATAGTAAAACAATGATTGACCAGAACTAGAAGTCCCTCTTTTAATCCACATACCTACAGACCAAGCATCAGAAGCACCCGAACCGTTACTACTACGTTCTAAAGAAGTAACTAAAGAAGCATTACCACCTAAATAAGAGTTTACACCGTCATCAAAGAATAAAGATTTAGTATTTGTATAGGTTAACTCTAATACTCTTAAAGTTACATTAAATGAAGTAATACCTCCTATAGAATTACCCGCTTTACAGTTAACTATATAATCATCAGAAGTACCCGTATAACTTGGAGCTGTTCCTGTGAATTGTCCTATAGATTGATTTAATATTGCCCATGAAGGTATATTCTCACCCGCGAACATATTAACTAAATCTGAGCCATTATCTAAAGTGATAGAAGGATTAAAAGAAGCACCTTCTGTTATTTCTATTATTTGGTCAGAAACGTCGGGAGCAAATGTAGTAATAGGTTGACTACCTTGTCCAATATCTTGTCTAGATATGTTAGGTATATATAAATCTGAAGCATTTTCTTCTGCCCCAAAATATAAATATATTTCAGTACCTAGCCAAGTACTATTCAAATGAGCTATTTTTTCATTATAAGTTTCGCTCCATAATTCTATTTGATTGTTACTAATATATCTTATAGATAACATTCCTACGGGGATTCCATTGCCAATAAAATAAGCACCATAAGAACCCGCACCAGAATTATTATAGTAATAAGTAGATGAAGTATTAAACACCCAATCCTCATTGACCCAATTTCGTAGGATTTCGCTAGAAGTAAATCTAAACTGCTGAGTAACTAAGTCTTCCGCTCCATTTACCCCGCTTGTACCATAAGGGAAACCTAGTCCTAGTGAATGTGTCCTTCCTTGTGTAGTTATGTTAATCATAAACTTTTCTCCTTGAAATATAGGATAAGTACTTTTAAGTATAGTATGGTCGTCTACTCCATCCATCCACTCGCCATTCTCTGAGTTATCCTCATCGTGAACTATATTCCATTCTGAGTAACGTTTAATCATTACTGGAAATTTAGCATTTGGTTGATTATCCCCTCCCATAGATATCATCTGAGAGTTACCTACTAGTGCAGTATTAGATTTGCCTATTAATATAGAACCATTATTACTAATGTCATATAGATGCAAGTAGTTATCCTCTCCATATCTTAGAGCTAATAACGTGCTGTTAGATATAGTATAACCGCTAGTATACCTAGAAGCTACATCTACACCTACAGAGGTCTCTCTTACGTTGTTATTTGATGCTGAGAATTTAAAGTTTGTAGACCATTTAGAGTCTGACATTATTTCTGTCTCATCTGAATTCTCTTCAGCTCCACTATATAAACCTAAAATATAAGTACCAGAGTTATCGTGAGTCCAAATAAACTCCTCTCCCTTGCCTAGTGCTGAACCATTGTAGAAAGGTTGCTTACCTTTTAATGAATTAACTACGGTAGGAACGGTAACCTCGTCTCCAGTACTATTACCGTAAGCTATAAACCAGTCGTTAGTTCTAGCTGGTAACTGAGAACCGTTAATCATATTACTAGCATCTATTGTAATTAAAGATGAATCACTCATAGTAAGCTCTAAATTAGAACCACTTAACGTACCACTAGATACAAATTTATTCTCATCAACACCTAACGTAGTAACGTCTACAGAATAAGAAGTGTTATCTTGTAATGTTAATGTTAATATATTATTACTTAAAACAAAATTTGTAACGGGATTACCTCCACTAGAAAAACCGCTTGTATTTGTAAATATATTATTTAATTGAACTATAGCTTGATTTAAAACTGAATTAACAGATGAACCATCTATAGATACATTTGAAACGGGTAAAGATTCACAAATAACCTTCTGACCTCCTTTTAATTTAATTTGGATATTAGAACCGTTTGAAGTTGCTTGTAATGTATTTATATCATGAGATACTAATAAGCTCTCAGAACCTAAAGAAAGGTCTCTCATAAAGATAGATGAACCCGTAGAATCTAATCCAAAGTCCATTTCTTCATATTTCAAATAAGTGCTTATTAATTCTAAGTCTTTATCTTCAAATAATCTATTGTGTACTATTGTTTGATACCTACCCGTACCGTCATCTCCTAATCTAACTTGAAATACACCTAAATCTTTATCATCTGACAATCTTACTTTTTGAATCTCTGCGAATATTGTCATTCCCGCGTGAATTTCTACTGGGTGGTCAAAGAACCATTCTACCAAATCACCTTCTGAAATAACTCCCGCTCTAGGTAATACTTGTAAATATACTTGAAGACCTTCAACAAAAAGCCTATATTCTAATCTAATATCTTCTGATATTTCTTCTGCAGAAACTGTAGTAATACCTAATCCAGATATATTAACTGCGAAATAATTATCTCCCGAATATCCTATGGAAGAATTTGGAATAGGTTGTCCTCCTAAAGTAACTGAAGCTAAATCAGAATAAACTCGACCACTTGGAGGTATGAATCCCGAAGCTCCTTGATTAGATAATACTGATTGGTCTTTAAGACCTCCCCACATAGGGAAGAAATTAATCTTAGAACCTAAGTTAGTGAAGAATATATTTTCTGCTCCAGAAGACATCTTATGCTGCTCACCTAAGAAAAGTGAGTTAAGAGTAGTTTCGATAGCTCTATCAGCTTCTAACTTATTTGTTTCTGGGTTGAATACAAAATGCTTTAAAGTCTCCCTTGCTCCACTCGCTGAAGCAAGATTAAAACCCGTATTAGTCCTTAAAAAAGTTAACAACTCTTCATCGGTAAAAGCTAATCCATCAGCATCTACAAACTCAGATTTCAAGAACGAAACATCGTGAGACGCATTGACTGAGGATAAAAATTTAATATTGTTACCGTAATCTTTATAGTGAACTCCTCCCATAGGGAACTCAATAGTTGTATTATCTACCGTATCAGTAATGATAAGATAGTTGTCTATAGCTTGTAACCTCTTACTCATTGTCTTTGATTATTTGTTTAATTGTTTGTATTAATTTTTCCTCTTCTGTTAGTTGTTTACTTGCTTCTAAAGCCTCGAATCCTTGAAATACACCTTCTATACTGAAGCCTTTATAATCTCCACTCTTAACAGCATCCCATTCCTCATCATTATAAATCTTCATCATTATACACCATGCACCTTCTGGAGCATTTAATTTGTATAGGTTAGACTTATCGTTCTTAGGGTCTTCTACAATCCAGCTTTCAATAACTGTAGCTCCTTTGATTGGTCGCTCATGTTCTGTAGTTACGTTATTAGCATTAAGGTTCTTCATATAAAGCTCTTGAGTCTTAGCTATAGTCTCTTTACTAAAGTAGATATTAAACTCTTTACCCTTCATCTTTCTAAAGATTCTCTTCTCTGGTACTAAAGCCATACCTACAACTACTCTACGTTCTTCATCAGCTACCTTCAACTCGATACCTTCAGAACTTAAAGCTACCCAGTTCTCCTCAGTGGCTGGAGACTCTACTAATGATACTGCGAAGACTCCGTCTTCCTTCTCATTTCTTATAAATAATTCTATTTCTTCCATAGTTAAATAACGAAAAAAACAAAAAACAGTTTTAATTGTAAAAAAAGTTTAAAAATAATTTTACTGATTATCAAGCAGTTACGAAATAAAATAAAAATAATTTAAAAATAATTGAAAAAAGT